ATATCTATAGGCACCTATAATTTGTTCAAGATAAAATATCTCACAGTAAAAAACTTTATGAGCGTGGGTAACAGCACCCAGGCTGTTAACTTTGACCGCAAAGACCTTACGTTAGTCTTGGGTGAAAACATTGACTTGGGTGGCGATGACACTGGTGCACGTAATGGTACAGGTAAAACTACTATCATTAATGCATTGTCGTATGCTTTATATGGTACAGCACTGACTAACATACGTAAAGACAATCTTGTAAACAAGACTAATCAAAAATCCATGCTGGTCACTATCGACTTCGAAGTCGGTGGAGTCGAATATCGTATTGAACGAGGTCGTAAGAGTAATGTACTTAAATTCTACATAGGTGACCAGGAACAAGAAGCCAAAGACGATAACAGTCAAGGTGATAGTCGTGAGACACAGCAGGAGATAGAACGCTTGTTGGGTATGACGCATGACATGTTCAAACATATCGTAGCATTGAACACTTATACTGAACCATTTCTTGCGCTGAAACCCAATGATCAACGGGCTATCATTGAACAACTGTTAGGTATTACCTTATTAAGTGAAAAAGCTGAAGCACTTAAAGAGCAGAGTAAGGCTACAAGGGACGCCATCCAACAGGAAGAATTTAATATCAAAGCAGTGCAAGATGCTAATAAACGTATCGAAGAACAGATCGAAAGCCTACAACGTCGTCAGATGATGTGGTTGACCAAACATCGAGATGATACTGCTAAACTACAGTCAGCCTTGGACGAATTACTAAAGTTAGACATTGATGCTGAGATCGTCGCACATAAAGAATTATCAGCGTATGATCAACGTCGCAGAGATATTGCTGATCTTAACAAAGCTGTGGCTAGAGCAGAGCAAGATCAGTCTAGAGAAGAAAAGACTATCACTAAATTAAAAGAAGAGATAGAAGACCTTAAGGCACATAAATGTTATGCCTGTGGTCAAGATTTACATGATGAAAAGCACGAAGAGGTGTTGGCTGATAAAGAAAAAGCCCTGCAAGAAGCTGGGCTGCAGTATCTGTCAACCAATGGGCAGTGGATTGAACTAACAGGTGCGCTAAAAGAATTAGGTGAGTTAGGTGTACAACCCAAAGTCTACTATGACCAAGAAGAAGATGCTATCCATCATCGTAGTACTTTAGCCAGTTTACAGTCGCAATTGACCAGCAAGGCCGCCGAAGAAGATCCATACAAAGAACAGATCGTTGAGATGCGACAAACTGCTCTTGCTGAGATTAATTATGATATCATGAATGAACTGACTCGTGTCAAAGAACATCAAGAATTCTTGTACAAACTATTAACTAACAAAGACTCTTATATACGTAAACGTATCATCGATCAGAATCTCAGCTACTTGAACGCGAGATTAAGCCAGTATCTTGACCGTATTGGCTTACCCCATACCGTGGTGTTTATGAATGACCTCAGCGTCAACATCACAGAACTAGGACGTGAACTAGACTTTGACAATCTAAGTCGAGGTGAACGTAACAGACTTATACTTTCACTGTCATGGAGTTTCCGTGATGTTTGGGAAAGTCTGTATCAACCAATCAACTTGTTATTCATTGACGAATTAATTGATTCGGGTATGGACGCATCGGGTGTAGAGAATGCCATGGCCATACTGAAGAAGATGTCGCGCGATGCGCACAAATCAATTTGGCTAGTATCACATAGAGATGAACTAGGTGGACGAGTAAATAACGTATTAACTGTGGTAAAAGAAAACGGATTTACTAGCTACAATACCGATGTTGACATCAGTTAAAGTCTTACATGTAGAACCTACAGATGCCTGTAATGCAGCTTGTCCTCAGTGTGGCAGAGAAGTTGACCCAAAGTTTGATAAAAATGACCTACATCATTTAACTGTTGACCAGATAAAAGCTACCATCAGCGAAGATATTATTTCTAATCTTGACAAGATGTTTATGTGCGGTAATTATGGTGATCCTGCAGCAGGTCGACATACATTAGAAATTTATAGATATTTTCGTAGTATAAATCCTACAATAACATTGGGCATGAATACCAATGGTGGACTGCGTAACACAGACTGGTGGCAGGAACTGGCTGATATATTAAATCAACCTCAGGACTATGTGGTGTTTAGTATTGATGGATTAGAGGATACCAATCATATCTATAGAGTAAATGTCAATTGGAACAAAGTATTAGAAAATGCTCAGGCATTTATTGATACTGGTGGATCAGCACACTGGGATATGTTGGTATTTGATCACAACCAACATCAAGTTGACAGCGCAGAATATACTGCCGGCTTGTACGGATTTAAATGGTTTCGTGCCAAGGTCAGCAAGAGACATGCTGTTACTCCTATAAGTTTCTTACATCCCCCCGCAGGTTGGAAAGATCCTGTGGTTTCCGCTGGGCCAATTGAATGTCATGCGCTGAAAGAATCTAGTGTTTATATTTCTGCCCGAGGCATAACATATCCCTGCTGTTGGTTAGGATATAATACCGATCACACTTTAGATACATTTAAATCCGTACAAGATACCTGGGGAACTTCTCCTTTGAAAATTTGTACAGATAATTGCTCTCATAACAATTTTGGAAGTAGTTTTACCAATCAGTGGCAACGAGAAATAAAATTAGGGTAGTTTCAATTTATCACCCTTGTAAGAATATAAAAAATATATAATACTATAGGAGAACAATATGGCAGGCGGATCAACAGCAAGAGTACACCCAGGTAAAAGACACAACAATCCACTACAGTATAAAAGTGGTAAACCAAGACTACGTCCATTGAATATCGCACAATTAACAGCATTAGTAGATAAAACACAACGTAAGAAAGATAAATCAAAGATCTCGAGAGAAATCGCTAGGAAACAAGCAAGATCAGTAGTATAATTTTTATAAAGGAAAAGTAAACATGGCAATTCATGACGATATTTTAGCAGCAGTTGAGTTATACAAAGCAGAATCAGAAAAATTTGAAGGTAAAGGCGTTAAAGCTTCTGCGGCACGTGCTCGTGGCGCACTAGGCGATCTAGCTAAACTAGCCAAAGCTAGACGTGCAGAAATCCAAGAAAAGAAAAACGCACTGTCAGCGAAATAATTATGACCTATGAATATCCTTGGACTTATCTTGGTAAACCTTTTGAGTCCGAGGATATCAACGAGTATTATGGTTTCATTTATAGGATAACTAATACTATCAACGGGCACGATTACGTTGGCAGGAAATATTTCACTACTGTTAAAAAAAGGCCTCCTCTTAAAGGCAAGAAAAACAAGCGCAGAGAAACTATAGAAACTGACTGGAAAGAATACTGGGGATCAAGTCCTAGGCTCCAAGCAGATATAGACAAATTAGGCAAGGATAAGTTCACCCGCGAGATCATACACTTGTGTAATAGCCGTGGCGAAACTAATTACATGGAAGCCTATTATCAGTTTACAGAGAGTGTACTATTGAGAGAAAATAATTACAATGGTATCATACAAATTAAACTAGGTAAAAATTCCGTTAAAGATTTAAAGATTACTAAGTGAATGAAATTAGATACCAAATGCCTAGCTGTTACTCAAGCATTATCAGTTGATGCCGACGGTAATCTAAGACCTTGCTGTAAGATACCTGGTAGATCAGAATTTAATATAATCAACACAGACAGTATACAAAAGTATAAAAACAGTAGTTGGTTAAAACAGTTAAAAGATACCATGGATCAAGGGCAATGGCCAGATGAATGTAAGGTTTGTCGTGATCAAGAGCAACAATTAGGCACTAGTACCCGGCTGTATGTTAATGAAAAATTAAACTATACTGAGTCTGATAAATTTGAATATTTAGATTTAGTCTTAGGTAATGCCTGTAACAGCGAATGTGCTATGTGTGATAGCTCTTACAGTAACAAAATTGCGTTAAGAATAAACAAAACTAAAACATCGGATGTTTTTCCTGTGGGCTTAGTTAATGAAGTATCTCAAGAGAAATATAAAAATAAATGGTTTAATCAGCCAGAGTTTTTTGATTGGTTTAAGCAACAAGCACCAAATTTAAAAATAATAAAGTTTTTAGGTGGTGAAACGTTTTTATTAGAAAATCTGCATATTTGGCTTCAATGGACTATCGACGCAGGACATGCTAAAAATATTATTCTATTTTTTAATACCAATGCCAGCATACTTAATCAAGAATTAATGTTTAACTGTGTTAAGAATTTTAAATATGTAGTGATGAATGCCAGCGTTGATGGTGTTGATGATTGTTTTAATTATATCCGTCACGGACTGTCCTGGGATATTGTTAAAACTAACTTATTAGAATACAAGAAATATAGACAGGCATTTGCGAATAAATTTTGGGTAAGTTTATTTTGTGTCGTACAGGCGTACAATTTAAAATATCTCGTAGATTTATTAACTTGGGCTAAAGAAAATGATTTTGATTTAACCTGGCTTTACGTAGAAAACATGCCATTTTTAGAAATAAAAAATATCGCAGACAAACGACATATACAAGAAACTATAGAACAATTAACCAATTATAAACAACAGGCTCCGAAACAAACAACAATAATCAACGAATTAATCAATTACTTAACTACCTGCTTAGAGACCAACTCTTATCCCGCTGAAAATCTTATTAGTTATACTGACTATATGAATTCTTTCAGAACATTAAAATTTAATACAGAAACATTAGAAATACAATAGCCACTATCGCAGTTAATACTGTGTCATGAGGAGATCGTGCTACGTTTAAGTACCGCACGTGGAACGCTTAGATAAGACTAAGCACATGACGGCAACGGCAATTCAATTAGGTGTAAAAACCAAATGATTCAGGCTCCGAAACAAACCGACCTGAGAGCAATTCATAGTTAGCTAACTATGGCTATGGATGCTACCGCCAGATAAATCTAGAGTAGGGAGTACAGGCTGACCGCTTCCGTGTAGGTGATTACAATCTCTTCTAGTTAGTGTGCGAACAGGACTCAGATAAAGTTCATCGTTGCAATTTGCCTCGGATAGGTAAATTGTGACTGAAGGATCTAGATAAAGCAAGAAGAACTTACATTAAATCATATTAAGTTCTACAGTTAATTAGATTAGAAGAAAAAGCGTTGAGCGCAAGCGATAACGCAGATGTCGTAGACATCTTAAAAGAATGGAAGTTTGCTCTTTTCTGTTGTTTCTAAATTGTCTTTGATAATCTTGCCAATGAGTTCGCGTTCCATGGAACTTAATAGCATGGCATCGTCATAGCTGAGCCCACCACGCATATACCAACTCATTCGCAACGCATCATCTTTATAGGCCCTTACGTCTTTTTCGTAGCGGTCAAGTAGTTCGACCACTCCGTCAGCGTCTAAGGTTAAGAGCCTTTGCCGAAAAAACTCGCAAAATCAAAAGTGATGTTTACATCAAAATCCTTAGC